TCTTTACATATCGCGAGTGCGATACAAAAAGATTGATAGCTTGAATCCCGGCAGATTCTTACTACAGTAAAAACCCACCGCCATACCGTGAAGCTTGTATGGAGTTAAGATTGCAACAATCTGTCTGATTTGTATCGCTTTTAATTTCTGCTCAGACAACAGAATTAAGTTAAGTGTGGTAATGTTTCTTAAAGATATCTAATGTTACCAGCATTAGACTTGAGTTCCATCTTGGTTAGTACAACGTTCGTCAAATCGTAAAGTGTGAAAATAGCGAGGCTCAAAAGCAAAGGTATAGACCTAAAGTCTAACCCTCAAGACCTATCCTATAAAATTGGCTCAATTTTGGCCGGAGGATGTTGGCGTACAGGCTTTTCATTTCACAAATCCGTGCATTCGCTTCCCGCGAGATAGTCCTCACACCCTGTATGATGTCCCGGAGGTTTGAAGTCCGGAGGATGCTCCCTAAGACTGCGGTTTTTGAAAGAAAAATCACAAACACTCAACTCAAGATGATACATTAAATGTTTTTGGTTGGCCTATAGCCATTTTTGAATTTTTCTTTGTACTAATAAATAAACAAATAAATAAATAAACTAAATAAATAAATAAATAAATAAAACAATAAATTAACAAATAAATAAATAAATGAATAAAATAAATAAAATAGACTGTGAACATACACAATCTAGAGGATGATTAATGTATTGGCTACAGGAGCTCCTGTGCCATAATCATCCGGGGCTGCTGATGTCGTGAGCTGCCCGGTGGAGGTGACGTAGCTGTAGGTAGTCAACGTGGGTACATTGTACAGAGTGCCAAATCGCGCGTCATCACTGAGAGAGAAAAACATGTCCATGACGTAGGGTCCGTCTGATTCAAATACTGTGTTGTCATGAAAATTATAGACTATGTAGAATCTCCCAAGATCTGTGATTTCATTGGACAAAAGTTCGTTCTCTGAATTTGCTCCTAGTGTGGAAAGAATACTAAGAAAACGCGATGAATAGGGGATCTTAAACTCTGCTGTCTTGTTAACGCCGTTAACAAAATGTACTGGCAATCGTGTGCTAGATGCGAGTTGAAAATTACCTTTGCGTGAGTTGAGTGTAAGTCCGTTCGTCGTTGGAAAAGAAAACATGTTGACTTGATTTCTCAACGTATCTGCCATAGAAACAGCTTGCCTGGCCACAGGAGGTTGATAGTAAATGGCAAAATTGCTTGCATCCAAAGCTCCCGTGAAAACTCGAGAGATAATTTTGAAATTGAGACTGCCTTTAAACAACCTATACATCAATTGGTAGAGAGTGAAATTACCAAGAGGAATGTTGTAAGCCTGTGTTGGTGGAAGCAACGCGTCGATAGAGGATCTACCAAATAGTGAACGAATATCAAATTCGAAAACATTTGACTGACCTTCATTAGGAGGGACATTTGTGACATTTGGGAGCTCTATAGCACCATAAGATTGATATTTTCTCAAGATATCTCGCACTGATCTCACATAAGGTTGTGAGATTGGGGATCTTGGTACTGCAACATCATTCTTTGAAACTAAGTTAGGCTCACCAGTCATGTCAACCTCACTGCGTGGAGTGATTATTGGCTGCGCTGATGATTGTGCTCGCACTATAGATGGTCTAGCTGAGCGACGAGGTTCTGGAATTTCTATCACCTCTATGTCTTCACTCTCACTTTCCTCGACGACGTACAGCTTCTTCTTTTTCTTGAGTGCTGACAATTTGACTGGACATTGAGGTTGCAAGCTTTTCGACATGGTCAAAGTGGTGAGATGAAAATCACTAGCTCCAGCGATAAATGCATTGATGGTGATATTTGAGGGTGCTCCATTAGTAGCTACCAATGGATTCAAAACTGCAACATTTACCATCCCCATTGAGTCAAACTTGTTCGGAATGTTTGAACTAGGGACATGGAGCATAGGAGTACCAGCAATGTAATCGACAGTCATATCGATAACATTGGAACCTTGATTTATTTCAATAACTTGACCATACTGAGAGGCTACTGTCTCAATCAGATTCAAGGTGTCAGGACGAAACTCGCCATAGTTAAGTCCGACTACCAATTTGCAAGTTTGCATCATAGTGCTGACAACGACAAAACGGTACTGAATTCCTCCAGTCCAAAATTCAAAAGGTGTTGATAAATATTGGAGCAAAGGTACTTGGCGCGTAGAACCATTTTGTAGGCGATTAGGACAAGGATTCATCGGAAATGAAGCTACAACTTGCCCTATAGGATCTTCGGTGTTGACTCGAAATGATCCAAGGTAGGAATATTTAGAATAGAGATAGCTCATATCCATTTCGTCGGCAGTTGTCGCAAAAGTGTCAGCAGTGATGGTGGTCACACCAGAAGGATCAAGAGTCATGGTGTCGATAAACTCTGCACCTTTCTGAAAATTCAAGTATTGGGTGGAAACAACTTTCACTGGCTCTTGAACAGTTGAAACTGTGGGGTTATCGAGTCCTATGAGTCCTGCCACGCCATCTATAATATCGCCGATAACATTCTCAGGCATGACTTTGTCTAAGACTTTTTCGACAATACCCTTAGATTCCGGTTGAGGTGTTCCAACTGGTTCAGATTGCGCTTTGGGATGATGTGTTATGCGTCGTGTGACTCCAGTGTGACGAGGAACCTTGAATTTGTTCTGTTCAAAATGAGTGAATGTTGAGATGCTGATGTTGTCACTCGCTCCAGTGGACAATTCCATTGGATTTAGTACTACATAGTACAAATAGCCTAGTGTCGTTTCTTGTGAGGCGGTGCCACCATCTTTGATGTTGAGATTATTGTATGGACTATTGTACTTGATAACCATATCTGCTGCTGTGTTGGTGTTTGGAAACAGATAGCAGACTTGATTAACAGACAAAGCTGAAAAATTAGGAATGATTGTAGATTCAATTGCAGTTTCACTGGTAAGTGGGACGAAAACGACAGCCACACAACCTTGGACGGTTGGAGAAGCAGTCATTTGAAGATGTATGTGTACGTCACCACTCCAATAAATGAAATTCTCGAAAGGAGCTTGAGATGCAGCGTTAGCATCAATCAAGTCTTCAGGTATGCGCAATTTCTCGAGAATTGTATGTGACGTCGCAGAGGTTGGGACTGGAACGGTGTTCACATATTTAGCTCGCTGCATTATGTCATCGATGGTCCAAGCTTTTTCTTGGATAATCGAATCTGACATCTTGTGTTCTTGATTGGATCCTACCTTAGTGGAGATCGATGTTGTTGGTCTCTGCACTAGTTGGATACCTCGTTGTGTCTTGTATTGAAAATCTACTGATAGTGAGTTTGAGTTGGTGGTGTTAGTGTTGTCTTGGTTGCCGAATGTATTAGTTTGTGTGTTCATGATTGGAATTTGTGTTTAGAGCGTGCATTTAGCCGGTTCTATGCACGTCTAATGCAGTTTAACGTCATGCGGGACGATGCTAGATGTGTCGTCTAGTTGAGATTTAGCAAATCGGCATAGGTGTTATCGGCATACATTTTCTTCAACATATCATTGGTGAGAGGCACAAATGATATGTTCTTTTCTCGACAAATATTCCTCACATGGCGCATACTATTGACATAATAGTCCCCTGGTTGAAGATAGGCTTCCCTTTGAAAATTGTAGAGTTTATCTTTTAGCAACTCAACTGATCTACTCGGATCTGTGATGTAGTTCAGTGTGCCTTCCATGGATTTGATGTCTAGTGGGGCTACTATTTGTCCAAGTTCTGGGTGAAGATAGAACCTTCGTTTGAGAAAAGTGCATTGATCGAGATCTTTGAATTGATTGTCTTCTGTCCATTGAATATTTTTGTCTGCAGGTGTGAAGTCGAGGCCAAGTGAACGCATTATATTAGAAAAAGAAACTGGGTTGTAGAAATGTCTTATATCAGAAGATACATTTCCTATTATATCATCGCCGTAAGTAGCCATATCAGCATATTTGTAGTATAAATCTATACGACACTTATCTGCTGGGGCTACCATGCGATAAACATAGGCTGTGTACATTTTATTGATACAAGAATTATAAAAAGCAGTCAAGGCTGTGCCTGAAGGTAGTCCATGTGTTGTGATGAATTTCTTATTTTTACTAAGGATAGGGGTACTAATTATGCATTCTAGAATCTGATCTAGAATACACTCTACTTGGTGTGATGTGTAATTGGTGCTAAATGTTCTATTGTAATTCGTGGATGAAATCAGAGTGCGTTGTTTTAACCAATTATTTAACCTTCTCTGGAAAACTGGGTGCATATTTTTGTCATAATTGGCATAATCTCCATCGAAGATCTTTCTACCTGTCATGGTCAAACGTTGTGCAAAATTGTGCCATTCTGCGCTAAGTGGATTTATGCCAATCATTATGCCATTCTCAATTCTGTGTTCCATCACATATGACATCAAATTTCCAAAAAAGAATCTAAATAAAATGGTGCTAAAAAGATGATAATTAGTAAAAATGCGAATTTTCTTGGGTAGGGAATCGGGATCTGTGGGGTCAATGACGTCTTTCAATTCATCTTTGGAGACTACTGTGGCTACGTCATTGAAATCATATGTGCCATTTACAATTTTGTCGGTTATCAATTTCATTTCGTCCTTGCATTCGGTTGTCAATTTGCCGTTTTCATAATCTAAATAATGTTTCTTATCATTATATTTCGCGGTGTGTCCTGTGGATGTTGTAGGGTCTACACGCTTCATGATTCCATTTCCTTGAACGATTTCTTGTTCTGTCAAGTTAGTGTGTTTCTGATCTGAGATTTGTTGGAGAGCTTCTTCTGCAAATTCTACGCCTTGTAGATTGACTTGATCAACTGGTTTCATCATAGCTTCGGTGAGTGTCTTGTAATCTTGCTTATCCTTAGGCAATTCAAGAGCGGGTTTCCGCCAAACAGTGAAAACTCCGTAAATAGGTGATTTTGTATACCTAGTGCCTTCAACGCCATAACATCTATCGTTTGTCTTGATATAGACGCCCGAAATCGCTCTTTCTTTCACTTCGTAATCCAAGTTGACTTTATCTTCTACACTGAGAGACATGATGCCCATGATAAGATTGAAACTATTTTGATTGAATGTTCTTGCAATACCTTTTCGGAAAATCTTTCCATTCTCTTCGAATTCAACTCCAGCCACATGCATACCAACGATTCTACCGTCCATAGTTAACAATATTGAACCACAAATACCTTCGCCTTCGCAATCGTACATAAGATCTTTGTCAGTAAGTTTGCCACTGAAGGTGCCATACTCATAACTAAGACCGAAATGGTATTGTTCAATATCGGCACCTAAATTGATAATCTTTGTATCGCCAGTCGCCAAATAAAGTTTTCGTGATGTGTTCATGGTTGCCATCCTAATCTTCTTCATATATCTGGGCGCTGTTTCTGGAATTCGAAATATGATCCAATCTTCAATGTCGTTCTTCATGACCAAAAATACTTCCATGTAGTCATAGAGAACTTGTTCTCCTATACGCGTGGTGATATAGATAGGCTTGTTGTAATCAGTATCATGAAACATATGTGCTGTAGTCAAAATTTTATCAACAGAATAGAGTCCTCGACATGTGGCAGCTTTACTTTTCCCTTCCTTATCTTGAAAATCAAATTTAGTCACGCAAACATTCGTGCTGTATGGGACTAATTGTGGTACTGGAAGTTCAGGTACGCCATCATAGGTTTGTACTCCATTGGCAAATATATTTTTGACATTTCTCTTGCGTCCATCTCGATTCGAAGCATAATGCAAATGAATGTTAGAATGTTCTTCATTCTTTGCATCTTTTCCTTTAACCGTCTTATATATGGCATAGCCGCCCATAGCAATAGCAAGACCTACAAACATAGCATATTTCTGTCTTCTAGCCCATTTTATTGGGTTAGATTTCTTCAAATCACTGCATTTGTCTGCAAATCTGGCTATAACATCGACGACTTCGCCTGCAATGTAATCAATTCCTGGAAATCCTGCAAAGATATCGCTGGCGCACATTGCTGCATCTTCCATCAAACCTTGAGGAAAAGGTGTTCCAATTACATTCTGTGTGAGATTTTTATTAGCTTCGAAGTGTTTTGTTTTGATAGTAAGCTCGTTGTGAATATATTTGTCAATCGCCTTGAGATCTAGTGTTGGTGCGGTTTTCTCGCCATTACAAAGTCCAAATTTAGTTATTTCCTTAAAAATTCGAACTCCAGGAGTGTCATCAAAGCGCTGTACTGCAACACTGCCAGTATAGGAACCATCAATATAGCGAGCATTTTCAAAATCAAAAATTATCAATCTTCTGTACAATGCATCTTTATCAGCGACTCCATCAACGGAGGGATTGAAACTAGCTGGTATAGCATTGCAAGTGAGCAACATTAAGCGAGAATTAAAATATTTGGTGTCTTTATATTCTATTCTGGCTGCTTCCAAGGGATATCGTGCTGATGAAACCATATTCACTATGTTAGACCATTGACTTTTCGATCGCGCTCCTAAATCATCGACTACGTAAATATCTTCATTATTGTATGTGTCATAGAAATTCTTATTCTCTACAGAAGCAGGAATAACATCACTATAAACACTACAACCTGCATTTTTATACATATTAACGATGTGATTTAGTGCTACTGTCTTTCCTCTACCCTTGGGTCCTTTCAAAACAATACAAACTGGTTCGACTCGAGTGGTGCTATTATATTTCAAAATGTTAGTCATCATAGTATCAAATTGTTCAGATGTGCCGCCATAGTAGGATGGAAAATTTCTCTTGTGTCTCTTGTAAGTAGCTTCGACTTCTTTTCTCTCTTTGTTCAAAGTAGAACAGTCATCTTGGAAAATCTTGTTCATGAGAAGAGAAGGAGCTTTCTTAGTTTCTTCTAGTTTTGCATCAAGTTTTCTTTTAATTCTACACAAGGTGGAAAAAGGAAATAAATCCTCAATGGCTATTAGCATTTCCACAATTTGCGAAATAAAATTATCTTGTGTTTCACTTTCAAAACAACTGAGAATGCGGCGAGGAATAGAAATCATAAAACCAAAAAGATCATAGACCCAAGTAATATCATCAAGAATTTTAGTGTTAGTAAACTTCGGTACTTCTTTGAGTAGGTTTTTGATGAATGAAGGGGTTCCATATGACAAAACAGTGGCCATCAAAATATTTTCATGTGAACCAGCTTGTGGTTCAACAACAGGACGTAGACGCAAATTTAGTTTCTCACTGAAAACTTTATGACTCTCATAAAGCGAAAGAATAAGACTGGACATTCGTGCTGTGAATTCCAAAGGTGAGAGACCAACTATTTTGCGTTGGAAAAAGAATGTCATCGTGTCAGAAATTGTCGTGAAAATGCGCATGAGATGAGCGCCCAAAAAACCTAATTCGCCTAGCTCTTGAGCTATTATAGTGGCATGATCTATTTCAGGTTGAATTTGAGATTTAGCCCAATCTTTGAGCCATTCCATGATCTTTTTCAACATTGTCGAAATACATTGAGGTCCGGGGTTTGATTCACCACCAGATCTCACAAACAATTCGCTACCTGTAAGGTATTCAAAAAACCAATAAATTAATTTTCTAATAACAGTATCTAAATTTTTACCAAAAGCATAATGAGTAATAACAACGGGTGAAGGATAAACAGAAACTTCACAACTTTTCAAAAAAGATTGAGGGAGGTTGAAAAAAATGATTTGATTTACATATAGGAAAGATATGAGGTCAATACATGAAGCCTTAGTCAAAAAATGTTCTTCAGTTGGGAACATTTGTCTATAGGCCTCCATGAAAACATCAATGACGATGTCTTCACAGGGTACACGCATTATTCTAACGACCATAACGGCAATAGAACGTAGATAACCAGTTCTATTAATATGTCGCCAAAATATCTTCCCAACTATATCAGAAAACACATTAAAAATACTAGGTGAAAAAATGTTGAAAGAAGTGGCTCCAATACTTTGGATATTCAATATCAAACACTTGAGTTCATGTGCTGTGTTCTTAATTTCATCGGAGTCGCTATCTTTTGGAAATATGTTCTTGAAAATTGCATTGAGTGTGCTGTGAGGGTGAGATAAATTCAAAATATTTTCGCTTATACCAGTTATGTATGCACGTTTAGTGCCGTAAATGCGAGTCAACGATTGATTGTAAAATTTAAATTTCTTCAAATATGTTGAATAACGCTCGGCAAAATCAAAACTAACACACATCGCGAATGTATCAAGACCAGTTGAATTAATCATCATCTTATGTTTGAAATCAACAAAGAATTCGATCAATTCTTCCGATCTACTCGCTGCACTTCTACCGAAATTGACTTGTATTTGATATAACATATCTCTGGTCATACGATCGCGAGTTATGTAATACCGATAATATTTATCGTCATATTCGAAATTGAAGTGTTTTTCTTCTGGTTCGCAATATATTATCATTTTAGAATTTCCTTCATCAAACTCCTCTGAGGGTGCTCCATCGACTAGTTCTATTTCCTTAGATGATTCTTGGTATAGCTCTAACGGGTGCATAGCTTCTTCATTTTGGTAAGTGGTGTATGTCTTGATAACCTTCTTTAGTGTTTGTATATTCATGGTGATTGTTTGTTTGTTTGTGTGTTTGTGTTTCCAAGATCATGATACCGGTCACGATCTCTTCAACGGGGAAAAAGGGGGGTTTATGAATAATAAATTTAATTTAAATAAATAAATTAAAGAATAAATGAAAATAAAATAAAATAAAAATATATAAATATATAGAATTAATGATACACAGATTTGTTAAACCAATCTAAATAATACTGATTTAAAATATCTGCGTGTAGTGTAATAAAAACAGAAAGCATCCAGC